TAGAAGACCCGAACGCATTACCAGATGAGTTAATAACAATACTACCTGTGTGTTGACTTGTGTCTGCGGCTAATTTACCAATAGCCACGGCGTTTGTGCCTTGGAAGTTGGAACCAGCTCGGAAACCCACAGCAATAGCATCTTGTCCTTGGTTAAGTAAGCCCGCCTCAACACCAACAGCAACCGCGTTGGAACCTTGGTTTACTGAACCTGAAACTGAACCCAAAGCAACGGCATTTGAACCTTGCGCGGATACGGCAGTTCTACCACCAATTGCAACGCCACCAGCTCCTTGGTTGGATTCACCCGCGTTGTAGCCAATACCGATGCTTTCTGGTCCATAGTTGTGATAGTTGTCGGAACCAATGTGGACATGACCGAAACCAGTTCCTTGGTTTGAAACAATAACCACACCACCTTCAACCATAACATTACTATCAACTTTCAAACCAGTTTCAGTGTTTGAGAAGATCACAGTGTTTGTAGTAGTGTTGCCCTTATCACTGGCAACTTGGATTGTAATGTTACTCAACAATCCACCATCACCGAAGTAATAGTTGGCAGAGATATTACCATTAACAGAAATGACATTAGAAGAAACATCATCAATTGTCAAATTCGCGCCAATAGCCAAGACATCTAAGAAGATGCGGTCAGCCACAATGTTTCCATTCACAATGAGTGCATTTGAAGCCAAATCATCCATTGTGATGTTAGAACCAACTTGGAGGATTGGATCAATAAAAGCATTTCCACTAATTGTTAAAATGTTTGAACCAAACTCATCAATTGTAACATTTGAACCAATTGTCAATAAATCTGAAATGTGAGCATTACCAGAAATTTCAACAACATTGGAACCAAATTCATCAATAAGCAAGTTGGAACCCACGGTCACAACATTGGAAATATGCGCATTACCTTCAACGAAAACAACATTGGAACCAAATTCGTCAATGACAAGGTTGGAACCCACAGTCACAACATTTGAAATATGTGCATTACCTTCAACGAAAACAACATTGGAACCAAATTCGTCAATGACAAGGTTGGAACCCACAGTCACAACATTTGTAACATGGGCATTACCTTCAACGAAAACAACATTGGAACCAAATTCGTCAATGACAAGGTTGGAACCCACAGTCACAACATTGGAAATATGGGCGTTGCCTTCAACGAAAACAACATTGGAACCAAATTCGTCAATGACAAGGTTGGAACCCACAGTCACAACATTGGAAATATGCGCATTACCTTCAACGAAAACAACATTGGAACCAAATTCGTCAATGACAAGGTTGGAACCCACAGTCACAACATTGGAAATATGCGCATTACCTTCAATGAAAACAACATTGGAACCAAATTCGTCAATGACAAGGTTGGAACCCACAGTCACAACATTGGAAATATGCGCATTGCCTTCAACGAAAACAACATTGGAACCAAATTCGTCAATGACAAGGTTGGAACCCACAGTCACAACATTTGAAATATGCGCATTACCTTCAACGAAAACAACATTGGAACCAAATTCGTCAATGACAAGGTTGGAACCCACAGTCACAACATTTGAAATATGCGCATTACCAACAATTGTCAAAACATTTGTGCCTTCATTCTCAATTATGAGATTGGAGCCAACTTCAATTACATTGGAAACAAAGATATTACCAGTGACTGTAATCACATTTGGAGCAATGTCGTCCAAGACAACATTAGAGCCCACGTGCAAAGCGTGGATAAACAAATGATTAGCTGAGATATTTCCATTAACTTCAATGACATTCGCAGAGAAATCATCAATCATAACATTAGCACCAATTTGGAGTTTTGGATCAATGAAAGCATTACCACTAATTGTCAATACATTCGCACCAAATTCATCGAAGACAACATTTGAACCGATTGTCAAAAGGTTTGAAATGTGAGCGTTTCCTTCAACAAACACAACATTTGAGGCAAACTCATCCATAATGAGATTGGAACCCACAGTGACAACATTAGTTGTGTGGAGGTTGCCAGAAACATAAACAACATTTGAGCCGTATTCATCAATGACAAGGTTGGAACCGACGGTCACAACATTGGAAACATGGGCGTTGCCTTCAACGAAAACAACATTTGAGCCAAACTCATCAATGACAAGGTTGGAACCCACAGTCACAACATTTGTAACATGGGCATTGCCTTCAACGAAAACAACATTTGAGCCGTATTCATCAATGACAAGGTTGGAACCGACGGTCACAACATTGGAAACATGGGCGTTGCCTTCAACGAAAACAACATTGGAACCAAATTCGTCAATGACAAGGTTGGAACCCACAGTCACAACATTTGAAATATGGGCATTGCCTTCAACGAAAACAACATTGGAACCAAATTCGTCAATGACAAGGTTGGAACCCACGGTCACAACATTTGTTGTGTGAAGGTTGCCAGAAACATAAACAACATTGGAACCAAATTCGTCAATGACAAGGTTGGAACCCACAGTCACAACATTTGAAATATGGGCGTTGCCTTCAACGAAAACAACATTGGAACCAAATTCGTCAATGACAAGGTTGGAACCCACAGTCACAACATTTGTAACATGGGCATTGCCTTCAACGAAAACAACATTGGAACCAAATTCGTTAATAATGGCATTGGAACCAACTTCAACAACATTGGAAACATGGGCATTACCAATAATTGTTAAAACATTCATGCCTTCTTCTTCAATGAACAAGTTGGCACCGACTTGGATGACATTGGAAACAAAGATATTACCAGTGACAGTAATAACATTTGAGAAAGTATCATCCATCACAATATTGGCACCAATTGTCAAGGCATCTGTGAAGAGGCGCTTGGAGTAAATGTTGTCTGTGACAGTCAAATCACCAACATTTGAGGTGCACATATTGGAATATTTAATAACTTCATTTTCCTCGCTATAAACCAAAAGGTTGGAGAAAACATTTGTAACATCACGAACTGGTGCCAAATACAAAGCATCCGCGTTAGTTGTTTCCAAGGCAATAGCGTTGGAAGCATTAATAACAATAGTGTTCATGTGTTGATTTATAGTAGCGGCTAATTCACCAATCGCAATTGATGAGCCACCTTGGGATGTTTGACCCGCGAAGGAGCCAATAGCAATTGAGTTCGCACCTTGTTCTGTCTCACCTGCGTTTGAACCAATAGCAATAGCCATTTCACCTTGGCTTGTCACACCAGCCAACCGACCAATACCAATAGACGCCGCACCGTAGGCATCGTATGATTCAGAGCCAATATGCACTGAATTCTTTGTTGGGTCACGGTTGAGGATTGTAATGGAAGTGTTCGCTTCAATGTTGCTATCAATAACAAAGGCAGCGTGAGCATTTTCAAACAAAATAGTCTCAGTTGTCACATTTCCATTGAGTGAAGCATCTTGAATATTGACGCTCAAGTTTGATAGGAGAGAACCATCACCAATATGGTAAAACGCAGTCACATTACCGTAAATGTTGAAGGTCTCAATCAAGTTGGAATGATCCACGGAATCCACAGTAAGGGTGGTGTCATACGCAGAATTCAAAGTCTTAGACAAGATGAATTCATTGCTTGAGTTTTTGTAAAACAATGCAACATTGGAATCCATTTGCTCCATCACAATACCAGTATCATTACCCACACCAAAGTTGGTATTACCCAAATGAATGATTGGATCATCCACAATTAAATTCTCTACACCCACCGCTACAAAGTTTCCATCTGCCTTAAGATTTCCAGTCACCCACAAGGAACCATCAATGGAAACTAAATTTGGTGACATTGTCATCACAGTGTGATCCACAATCTCATTATTCGCAGTGTATCCCAAGACATTTGCCGCCAAATCATCAACATGTCTGATTGGCTTAATGTGTAGAGTGTTGCTCTCAAACGCCTCTAACGCCTCGGGTGACGCATTCAAAATAATTGAATTTTCAGGTTGTGAATTTGTCCCTGCCAATGAACCGATGGCAATAGTATTGGCACCCTGGTTGTTTGAACCCGCATTATAGCCAATAGCAATCGCTGACAAATTCTGTGAAATCTCACCCGCACCAGTCCCAATCGCAATGGAATCTGTTTGTTGTTCAAAATGCCCCGCCTTGGAACCAATCGCTATGGTTCGCGAATACCAATTACCCTCGTAATTGGCAGAGCCTATTTTGATCTGTTTCTCCTCGTCGCCATAAATAATCAACCCATTTGAGGTTGCAATGTTTGCAGTCACTTCAAACGCTGTTGTCGCATTCGCCAAAATCAATGTTCTAAAAGTATTTGCATCTAACTCCGCGGTTTGTTGCAAATTACTTGTAATATTTGACAAATACCGACCATCACCATGATAATAGTGCGCAGACATATTGCCATTTAGAACAAACACATTCTCCTCGGGATATAAATCTTCAAAGTATGCTATAGAACTTATATCCACCAAATGTTGAGGATTACTATTACCGAAACCAGTCATACCCCAAGGTACAATAAAAGCAGTTGGATAACCGTCAAATATAACGGTTTCCATTGTTGTGTTTCCAATTTCTGTAATTGCATGCAAGTTCATGACAATATCAATTGAACCGAGATCGTACAATTGTTTCGCTACTGGGTCATAACCCACCACATTGGACGCGTACTTATTAAACTCCAGATCTGTCACAAGAGTTCCTGAAGCTCCTCCAGCCTTCACCATATTTTAGAATAGAGTTAGAAAATTATATTAATTCGCATACATCAATGCCGCTTGTCCATTTTGAACCCTAAGGATATTATAACTTATAGCGTAAGTTGGGTATGTAATAGCATAATATTCACTATGAAGCTTGAAGCTTGAAACTCTACTAAAATTGAGGCAACCTGTTGGTTGAAGTTGGGTAACAGATATACCGAAAGCGTACATCATTACATCAGGAATCTGTGTGTTGTTTGAATGATAATAAGCAGGGATGTGCACAAAGTGTGGAATACAATATTTCCAATCTGTCATATCTTCGCCATTTATAGACATTTTCATTCGATTGTAATTTACATTAATGTCACCATAAAGTCGTGTGTCTGAGTTGATAATACATTTGACGGGATGATTAAATGTTAATTCCTGTACAAAATCACCAGATGCCTGGGTCTCCTGGACTTGGGTTATTAACATATCAAGGGGTCGTGATCTCAAGGATTGTCTTTCTTCTTCGCCCAAATGATAGTAATTGGCGTAGCATTCCCAATCATAGAATTCTGCATCCCGAGCCCAATACACTCGTACTTCCACATCATGGTATTGCATAGCACACAAGGGAAGGGAAGATTGAACATTTTCACAGAAAAAGAACCTAAATGGGAAGAAATAAGAAGTTCCTGAAAATCCTTGGTGGCAACCATAGAAACTCTTACTAATGTTGTTTGCCAAGAAATCAATAGCACACGCCTCTGTAAAGAGTGAGGTTTGGCGATCTATCAATCTACCACCAATATACAATTCGACATAATCAACCAAAGTACTCCAGTCACCGGATGCATACGCTTCTTCGTATGTAGGATCAGATGGGGCGATGTACATATATCCCACTAAATCACCCTTCTTTTCAACGGTGATGGTTGAAAATGTTCCAGCCTTGGGTAGACCAGTCATTCTCAATTTTTCGACCCCTTGACTGAAGTTTGTGTGTCTTTTATATGAGCTATTAAAAAATGAAATTTCTGGGTCACCAGTCAAATGAACATCCTGAGCTCCAATCGCGACCAAACGCTGAATAGCTGTTGAACTCATACTAATTTAATTATTAATCATATTTTTTTAATGGGTAATAAAACATGATTGACAATTAGAATTTTCATGGAAGAATGACACTTGGGCTCATGCACTTGAATTGAAGAACAAGAAAATGTTCATCGCTCGCTTGTGCTGGTTCAGGTATAGTATTACCTGTTTGGTCTAACAAAGAAATTGTTAATCTATCAACCCGACGAATTGGATTTGGGTATTCATGGGAGATTTCATAATGATCTCTCTCTTTAAACATAATAAGTTGTTCGCTTCCTGTATGTTCTGAGGGAGTTACAATACTTCCAAACGCACCCCGAACCCTGGAAATTTCATTTGCCCCATTGTATTCAGCGGAAGCTCTTTCACTAAACATTGTTTTTAATTCATCTATGTCCACATACAAATGTTGAACAGCATCACTTGTGTGAATATGAGTACTCAACAACTTAGCTTGAACAACATTCTTTAATGGTTCATTTAAATAAGCCGAAAAAGTATTTTTACTCGCCTGACCCAAAGTATCAACTGTGACCGTGAAATAATCAAATTTATTATCAGGGAAATTCATTATACTATATAATTGGTTTTTTTATTTTAAATAAGTGGCTCACCAATACCACCAACAACTTCGTAGTCAGATTGGTCGTAGACAATCTTTTGGATACCACACGCACCCCCTGGGGTTAAGTCCTTAGTATATGGAGAACCAGTCTTCGCTCCTGGAACACACTCCAAAGTGTAGGGGAGATCCATAATGGAATCGGTGTTTTTCTCCTTGATTTGGATTTCACGGAGAGCGTAGGTGGAAGAACCCTTGAACATTTGAAGTAGAACGGCAAGGGCAAAAATTATAACAATCCATCGCAAAATTTGTTTATTGGTCTTGTTCATACCAAACATCTTGTATATATTTGTATAAGAAAAAAAGTGAGTTAAAAACGAAAAGATAATTTAAAGCATTAGAGTATAATGGAAGAAATTGTCATCGACAAGGGTGAGGCACCTACCATGAACTTTGACGAAGATGAACAGCGCCTGTGGGATGAAATTCATATTTCTAAAAATAAAAAAACAAAAACCCTAAGACGCCCAGGTTCTACCATGCAAGCTCCCCCCGTAGAGGACGATGATGATGAGTTAGATGCTTTTGTAAATCCAATGAAACAACAAGCCGAAAAACCCCCACAGCCCATGTTTGGTAATCAGCAACACGAGGGTTACGGTGACGATGAAGATGATATGATGGATTATCAATCAGAAGTGGGAAGTTTGACAAGGCAACCACAAGCAGAAAAACCATCTACTGGATATTTTAGTGTAGACGATGAGAAAGCTGACCTGCTAAACAAACTCACCAGATTAGAAAAGAAGGGTTTCACTATAAACAAGCGTTTGAATGCCTATTCAGATGTCAATGAGATGAGAGCGGAATACAAGCGTATTATGTATGGAATAGAAGTAGAAGGTTCCATCAAATTTTCCAGGAGAATGCTCGTAGCCTGTACAACTGGTTTGGAATTCCTTAACAGAAGATACAATCCATTCGAGCTACAGCTTGAGGGGTGGTCTGAATCTATTATGGAGGATATTGATTCATACGATGGGGTCTTCGAGGAACTTTACGCTAAGTACAGAACCAAGATGCAAATGGCACCAGAAGTCAAATTGATTATGATGCTCGGTGGTTCAGCAATGATGTTCCACCTTACAAATAGTATGTTCAAGGCCGCTATTCCAAATGTCAATGATATTTTGAAGCAAAACCCAGGCCTCGCACAATCAATGATGTCAGCAGTGAAAAACACAGTTCCAAGAGCCCAAACAGCACAACAACAGACTGCACCACCCACAGGGGAAGACTATGAAATGAGTGGCCCAGGTATTGATTTGTCCCAACTCATGGGAACTATTTCAATGCCACCACCACCACCAGTTTCTTCAACATCAGTAAGCAGACCAGAACCAGTTCCACAGGATGATGATGACATTTCTGACATTGTATCAGACCATGGAGAGGAAGAAACCCAGGAAGAGGAAGAAGTTAAGGAAGTTGCCATCCCAGCTTCAAAACCCAAAAGAGGAAGAAAGTCCAAAAAGAATGAATTAAATCTTTGATTATATAAATGTTAAGCTATGCTTTCTTAGAGGAGGAAGAGGTTGAACAGAAAAAACCTCCCTCGCTAATTACTAAACAAATGGTCGCGCCTACTATGGTGCCTATTAAATCACCTATGTCCCAGGACGAGACAGAGTGTAATTTAGTAGTCATGTTCTTCGTTTTCGGAGTTCTTATCTTGGCTGTTATGGATTCAGCCAAGCGTTAATTATATTTTGTAATAAAACACTTTTGGAGTTTTTTCCTTCAAAAATATTTTATTTATTTGTTCTTTAATTGCTCCTTCAACTCCGCGACTTCTTTTTTCAATTCTTTGATACCCTCAACCAAGAGACCAACCATATTACCATACGCCAAACTATAGTGTTCATCTTCGGAACCCACAACAGCTTCTGGCAACACATCCAATACCTCTTGTGCCACCAAACCTGTCATTTGTTTATCATTCATTGTGAATGTGTAACCGTTCAATTTATCAATCTTTTCAAGAGAATTTTCAATCTTCTCAATGTTACTCTTCAACCTAATATCTGATGTAGCAGTCACTGTTGGAGCTGTCACCAAAGTTGTACCATTTATCGTTGGTGCTGTTATAGTTCCACTACCATTAACATTTCTGAACCAACTATCCCCGTTGCCATCGCGGGCTGTAAGAGTATTAACAGCCGCAGTAGGGGTTCCATTTGTTCTCAATGTTCTATTTTGACTACCATCATATTGAGAACCAGCTGAATAACTAATATAACTTGTAGAAGAATCTAATAACAAATTACCAGCCAATACTGGATTATTTTCAGCAGATGTTATCTTAGCATCACCATACAACAAAATACCATCACCATTAATCTCTATAACACCTGGGATATCGATAATTTTACCAGATTCCATATGTAAACCAGTGCCATTGAGAGAAGCAACATCAACATCATCGCTTCTAAATCTAATATCCACAGCACTTCTAGCATTCAAGAATGTTGTACCACCACTCCCCTGTCTCAACGCGTAAGCAATATTTGTTCTAAAATCCTGGTGTGTAAAAGTAGCACTATCATTGTGGGTTCCAGTAAGACCAACAGCAGCCCTACCAAAGTGATGATATGTATCTGTATCGTCCATCATAAACAATTGACCAGTTGCACCATCAAGTATTCCCAAATTATTATTTTCAGATCTAAAATGAATATCGTGGGCGGAAGTTGTGTTTATATATACATCCCCACTGGGTCCCTGTAAAAGGGCATATTGTGTAGAATCAATATGTTTGAAACCAGCATAATCTGAGTACCCTACATAACCAACCTGGGCTCTACCGATGTTTGCATAAGTATCGGTATCATAACCAATGTATAGATTACCATCCGTCTCAAGGGTACCATAAAAGTGTGTATGTAACTCAGAGTTTTTGGGTGTAAAAGTAGTCACAGTTTCATCATCATTAGTATAAGCAAAAACCAATTTCTGATCTGCACCACCCATGTATCCCATTAAAACATTTGAATCATTTCTACCCATAATGACACCCATATCCAATGTTCCGAGAGCATTGTTCGCAGCAAGCACGAGAACGCTGTCATCAACTACGAAACTTTGTGAAGAAACCGCGGCGAAAGCACCGGTAACAATCAAGTTTGCATACAAATACACATTACCCTTTTCATCAAGGAAAAAGTTATTCATTGTGACAACTTCACAGTTATTTGTGTATGTAAGGATATAGTGTCCATTTGGATCATTTCCCTCTTCTAATCGTCTAAGTGGTGTAATATATGTAGCATCTGGGAGACCTGGATTGAAATATTGATCTGTAGCATTGAAACAAATTGTATTAGATGTGGTAATATCTGTAAAAGAACCAAATGCCATTGTATTATCTCCAACAGCATTGGCTTTATGACCAATAACAATACTGTTTCTACCTTGTGAAACAGAAGCAGCTTGGACACCAAGAGCAAAGGAATTCGCACCTTGGTTAGATGTACCAGCTTCGTAACCCAAGGCCACACAGTTCTCACCTTGATTTGTTTTACCAGCTTCAGTGCCAATAGCGACTGAATTAGCACTTTGGTTGGTAAAACCAGCTCTACCACCAATAGCTACAGAACCATATCCTTGGGAGGTTCTACCTGAATTAAAACCAATAGCAATTGCATTAGCGCCTTGTGTATCATCACCAGATCTGAAACCCCAAGCAATTGATTGAGCTCCCTGGCTTGTTTGACCAGCTCGGAAACCCATAGCTTGTGAATAATCACCTTGTGTATCTCTACCAGCATTGTATCCAATAGCGACAGAATTAGAACCTTGTAAATATGAACCAGCCAAGTGTCCAATACCAATATTATATGCACCTTGTGCTTCCAAACCAGCTTCGTAACCAATAGCAATAGCATAACTATTTTGATTAGACTGACCCGCACCATAACCAATAGCAATAGCATTTGAACCTTGTTCTATTTCACCAGCATTATGACCCATTGCCATTGTTTGGTCACCTTGGGATGTTCTACCAGCACCATGACCAATTGCGAAGGCATTACTACCTTGTTCGGTTTCACCAGCGCCAGAGCCAATAGCTATAGAACGATCACCTTGTGATGTTTTACCAGCACTAATACCAATTGCAAAGGCATTACTACCTTGTTCTGTTTGACCCGCACCAGAACCAATCGCAACGGAACCCGCACCTTGTCTAGTGTGACCAGCATCTTCACCAATAGCTACAGCATTAGAGGATTGATATGAACTCGCGGCATTTGTACCTATCGCGACAGAAAATGGTCCTTGTCCGTGAACACCCGAGCGGAAACCAACAGCAGTCGCATATGCGTTTTGACCCTCATTACCAGCACCATCACCTATAGCACTCGCATGAGAACCCTGGCCCACTTCACCAGTCTCACGACCAATAGCAGTAGCTCGGAAACCTTGACCCTGATTACCGGCACGATGACCAATAGCCACCGAATATTCAGCTTGACCCAATTGACCCGCTTCATTACCAATAGAAACTCTATGAGCATTAGAGAAACCTGGTGAATGCACTACACCATCTGGTTGAATACCACCAATCATAATTGATGAACCTGTAGCAGATGCATCTATAAGTATATCATTTTCAAACTTAATGTTTGAAGCAATAACAAGAGATTCACTTGGATGACTCATACGAACAACATTCGCAGTCACATTATCATTATTTACAACTTGATCCAAATTTACTGTGAAATTATAAAGATTACTAGCATCAGCAGTTATGTAAGAACAAACAATATTACCCGATGTCCACAACTTTGTTTCTGTTGAATCATTTAACCAAATATTGCTCCCAACATCCATTGTGTGTACTGGGAATTCATTAGCAATACCAACATTTGATTCAGTTATAAGACTCACGGTGTTTTCAACAAAACGAACTGTGTTTGCAGTTGTATTACCAATATTTGTCACATAATTGAATGTAGAACAAATACTACACACTGGCACATTTGTCAAATAACGACCATCACCCTTGAAATAATAAGAACGAACATTACCTGTAACGGTTAGAATATCATCTTCGCCAGCCTCATCGATGACATATAAATTACTACCAACATCTAAATTGTGAACTGGATCCACATTACAAATACCAACATTAGCAAAAGTAACAAAAGCGGTTTCACTATTTGCAAACTGCACTGTATTTGATGTGACATTACCATTATTCACAGAAGCTTCTAAATCTGTAGAACTCACTACATTTGTAACTAAATTACCATCACCTGCAAAACCCCTCGCAACAATAACACCATCTACAAAAACTGTATTCGCAGAGGTTTCATCAACCCAAAACTTTGAACCAATATCCAATGTGTGAATTGGTTTAGTATTAGCAATACCCACATTTGAGGAAGCTGTAAAGCTTGTAGTTGGGTGTTCAAATCTTAATGAATGGGGTGTATTATTACCATGGAAAGTAGCACTTTCAAGGGATGAAATAGCCTTTACATTTGTAATAAGAGTACCATCACCAACAAAATGAGTGGCCATAATGTTTCCAGAAATCATCAAATTACCAGACGCACCAATATTACCTGAAACAAACAATACATTCATCCCAGCATCATCAATATACAAATTACTACCAACATCCAATGTGTGAATTGGTGATGTATTAGCAATACCCACATTTGAAGTTGTAGTAAAAGCGGTCTCCGCGTTTTGAAACTCTACAAAATAAACAGTGTTTGCACCCCTACTCATAATATCGTTAAAGTCGGAGGTCATCACAAGATTTCCCAAAAGAGAACCATCACCCTCAAATGAATCAGCCACTACACCACCCCGAACGGTCAATACATTCGCGAGTTCATCATTGACAGAAAGATTACTACCCACATCCAAAGTGCTAGTTGGAGCTATATTAGCAATACCAGCACCTTTGACTGAGACGAAGGCAACCTCTGGATCATTGAATTCTATAGTATCTGTAGCGACGTTACTCACAAACACAGACATACTATTAATATCTTACAATTTTTTTTATTCAATTATTAAACACTTACTAAATAAATTATCTCTACTTTCTTCTACTGAGTTCTTTACTTTAGGAACATTGAACCCACAATCTCTATAAACTTTGGATCTTTTATAATACATGGCGTTCAATATAGACCAATTATCTATAATGTCATAAATATGAGGAACATTCTTCTTACCAGGTGTTTCTCTCAATATACGACCAACAGACTGCTTTATATCACTCTTAGGTGTAGCCAATATAACGGTGTCAAGGGATGGAATATCTAAACCCTCGTGGGCCTGACTAAATGTTGCAAATATAATAGGCTTCTCTGCAGATTCATTCAATTTTTCTTGCTTCATGCCACCCATATATAAACCAGACTTATTGGGAAATCTATTGTGTAAATATTCACAATGGAAACGACGGTCGCTCAATACCAATAATTTACGACCCTGTTTGTAAATGTCTCTTACCAAATCCAATATCATCTTATTTCTTCCTGGGTGTTCAACAAGCTCTGTAATCATATTCACAAGGGACAATTTACCATTTCGCTGTAAAGGTGGAGATTGTGTGTACATGGGACACTCATACTTAATTGGAAATACCTCCACTTGTTTCTGGTTTTCCCTAAATGCTGAAAAAAAGGTTGGACCAATAAACCAATGAAGAACCTTTGTTAATCCATCTTTTCTTTCAGGGGTTGCAGATAACCCATAAATATGTTTTGGACACAATTTAAACAAACTTTGGGAAAATACTTTTGCACATATATGGTGACAGTTTGATACAACTGGACCATCAACATAAGATGAACCAGTTGTAGATGTCCCAATAACAAAGTTATGATTATCTTCCACTTCTATATCATAAACACTTGTCCCATATCTCTTTTTATTTTCAAAGTATTTGACGGAAGACACCCTCAGGGTTCCATAATCAAGAAACCGTTGATTCCATTTATATTCTTCTTGTCTCTCATTACCAATTTTATATAACATTGATTCATGAATATACGGTCTTATATTACGAATTAACTTTTTTGAATTATATACGTTAAAACGAAGATAGTAGTATTTATTTTTAGATTTATGAATGGTACAATCTATATCAAATAACTTGAAATACTTTACAAACTTCTCTTGTTCGGTATATTCGAAATTGTTAGTGTGAATTGTTATAGTGTTACTTCTTGAAAATGAACCATCATCCATAAACCATATCGCAACACCCCGCATATCCATTCTTTCAAGTATCTCGTTAGGAACCTGTTTTGTGTTTTTGGGAAATTCTATATCACTATCAAAAATACGTGTGTTAAAACGACAAGCAGGTTTTTGTGAATACCCATTCTTTTCTATATTTTGAATGTTACTAACATTAAACATATTGGCTTTCCATTCACAATAAGAACGTTGCTTCTCACCATGTATTAATTGAAGTCTGTAGCGTTTCATAGATGTAGTATGAATATGCCCATCACCAAGATAAGAACCATATATTATCTGTTGTTGGTCATCGTTGAGTGCGGGAGCAATAATATTGTCTTGGTGGTTTTTATCGTATTTTGAAATAACAATGGAATCAGTTGTTAAGTTTTTTGCCTCTACATATCCATTTACTGTGAGTATTTTATGTTCTGGTGTACACTTAATCGCTCTCTTAGAGAGTTTAACTTTTACGAGTTCATTTCTTTGCTTTTTCCATGCATGTGTAAGTCTTTTCAATTCAAAAGTTTTATTTTCACGATTAAAACTATAAATTAAGGGAAGTTCTTTGTTCTCACGCCACATATTGTATAATGTTCCAATTTTAAACATGCCCTGATCCGTATGAATCAGGGTATCGAAAACAAAACACTCATCAACAATCATAGTTCCAATTGAATCAAAATCATTTGATTGATATTCCCTAGTTGAAAGAGATTGAAGCATTGCAATAACAAAATCACAATTTGTCTCCAATTTATTTTGTTGAACTCTACCAATTGTTGCATCTGGACAAAATTGTTTAATCTTTTCTTCCCATTGGTTCGCCAAAAATTCTTTATGAACAACAATCATTGTTCTATATTTCAATTTACAAGCAATGGCAATAGCAGTCACTGTCTTTCCAAAACCACAATCTAGGGATAAAATACCATGACCCACCTCAACACCTTTTCTCAGGGCTTCATTTTGAAATGTTTCGTCTCTCAACTTCCCAATAAATTTTACATCCTCAGACATCCTAGAAGGTTCAGGTCTCCTATCTTCTTTGGGAATTCCAAACTTTTCAATCCCAAAATATCTAGGAATACACAAACCCTTCTTTGACTTACGGAACACTTTAAAGGGAGGTGGAGGAAAACTAAACTCATTATTAACTACAGCTCTCACTGTTAATTCTTTTTTTAGCTCTGGTGTTTCAGGAACAATATAACCAGAACGAATGAGCATTATTTATTTTACGACAATATTCTTTATGTTGGAATCATTAGAATTATTTATAAGAGAAACAATATATTTTAAATCAATACCCTTAATTTTGGGAACTAATCCAATCATGTGTTTGGGAAAATGAACTTTACTTTTTATAAATGCATTCTTCTTTTTTGTGTTATAAATAATAAAATTATTTGAAAAATAACGTTCAAACTCATGCATTTTTCCAATATCAAACCATGTGTACCAATCTTCCATTTTGTTCATCATTAAATCAGCTTTATATTTTTCAACATGTTCATTAAATTTTTTTATACAACATGGATAATAATTTTTGGGAATATATAAATATCTTTCAATCTCATCTTTGTCATTCAATACATAATAATTTCCAAAGTCACATTTAAAATATTTATCTTTGGGACAAATAAATCCCTTGTAAAAATAAAATAAATCTTTCAACATCATACCCTCAAATTTTGTGTCACCCAAACATACTTGTTTTCCAACAATGTTAAAAAATTTCTTTTCACCATTAACTTCTATAACATCTTCTTGAAAATAAGAACGAATAATTGTTATAGAAGATTTTTCTTCATCCATATCAATTTTTTCAATTGAATAACGAGAACAATATTTCAATATATTTTTTTTTAAATTTTCCATACCCGGGGGACAATTAATTACTATATAACTTTCACATCTCACAAGCTTTGATAAAGGTGGTGGTTTATCAAAAGTTGTTGGCATTTTATATTTAATTACAATAAGGTTGTTTCTTTTAATATCCAGGTATAACCAGAATGATTATCATCTATTTTCCAAATTCCTTTAAAGTCTACAACAAATTCTACTTTGTCACCACGAACAAAAGATGATACCCCTTTCAAACCATTCATCTTTACCATAACTCTATTATATCTATATGGAACTTTCACAGTTAATATATTTCCATCCAAGGGATTAAATCTCTGTCTCGGGTATTTGTTTTGCATATAAAAAACTTTACTTGAAACCAGAGGAGGAATTAATATCCTAATATATTTCCGTTCATTATGAACGTAGAGTGGTTCATAGATTTCTCCTACGAACTTCATTAAGTATGATTAGTATTAAAACTATAAGTATGATAAATGTTGAGACCTTTAAAGGAGTTAATGGTTTTCGGGTTCCAATTTCCTCATTACAAAAATTTCTTCCAACTTCTATAGCTGCCTCAATACTTGAATATGGAGTATTCCTTGGAGACATCATACCACACAAGGCAACCTTGGGATTTTCGCCAAAGAATGGTAATTGTCCATATTCACTCGCAACACCGGAACTTTGTGACATTTTCCAACGATTATTTTGCCAATAATTACCTGTCGCAACTCTAGAACTTTCTGGTTCGGGAAGACCAAGTTGAGAAATAATTTCCTTGTATAATTTTTCTGGGGGACAAGTTAATATTTCTTCATTCAAATTACACATAACACATGAAACAGTTTTCTTGTCGGGTAATGTAGATGCTAATATGTGCCATCTTGTATTCACAGATGTTTCAACTTCATTTTTTATTTCAACTGGTTTGTCATAATCTAACAAAACATGCAAACATGTGTAGGAACTATATAATAATATTTCTCTAGCATAGGGTCCCCAATTGTTTCCAACAAAAATAGAAGCTGGGAAATTATCAATACATAAAAGAATTAAATCATCGGTGACTAATTTATTATTTGAAAATGTAGCTTCAAAACTATCTGGTAAATATTTTAAATCTGTAAGTTCAGTGTTCAAATGTAAATTTATTTTCTTTTCAAGAAGGGCCTTTTGCATTGCTAAACCCATTTCCCTACCAGAAACTTTTTGTTCCCATTGGGATGATAAACCAACTTGGTTAAATGATTCAACAAATTCGTAAGCCGTCATCACATCCCAACCAACTCCATCAATGCTATATGTCACATTTGATAATATAAGTTTTCCATTTTCTGACATATTATAAACGGAATTTTTTAAAGATTGTTTTTTATATTTTTCAGGATTTATAAAAACTCTAGAAACTAAACTTGTTAAAGATAAATAATCTTTGAACTCAAAATTTTTAAATAAATATTTATAAAGTTCGGAAGAATCTCTTTTTATAAAATAATCATTCCATTCCATATTCATCTCACTAAAAAGACTTCGTGTGTTTACAAAGGCATTCTTGAAAAGCATCCGTGGAGCATGAAGGTCTCTCTTCTCACCCGCGGGCTCATGCCATGAACCACCCAATACATCTTTCTTTTCATATAAATGAACCTCGTGTTCTGTATTATTTAAAAGCTCCCAAGCGATAGAAACACCCGTTGGGCCACCACCAACTATATGAACTTTCATCTACTATATAATTATATAATTATTGACTGTAAATATATAATTATTTATTGTTTTTATAGAAATTATTTTATTTTAATTTAATAACCATTTTATAAGTATCAGTATTTGGGTCCTTAAATGCGGTCACTCTTTTATCAACAACAGATTTCAATAAACATTTACCTTCTGTTTTGTCAAATGTATACAAGTTACATTGAGTGTTGGATGAACAATTTGCTTGACAGGAACTGGCATCGCTAGTTTGTATCTCGTCAATAGTGTCTCCATCAAAAACATTTACACCCTCAATCTTCAAAAATTGCTCCGATTCAATATTACTTGTTGGTCTTGGCAAACTTTCAATATCTTCAATTGTTTGAATTATATCTTGGGGATATTGTGGTTTAATGAATTTATCCTTGTTATATGGTGGAGCGTATGTAGTGACATTTGAATTATATTCCAAACTATACGACTCAACACCATCTTTTGGCATGTGGAACTGACAAATATTTCCTTTTGTCAATGTAATGAATTGACATTTTTCAAAGTTAGCGGTGCAATTAGCAGCACATTCTTTAGCAGATTCTGTAATGTATTCTAATACAATATTACTTGTATTAGCTACAGCCCTGGAATATGCAATAGTTGAGTAATCACATTTATCAGTATTCGCAACTTTCTTTTCAGTTTTATTATCTTCAATTGGACACTTATCACCAAGTAAATTGGCAGGTGTTTTAATCTTGTAAGTGCGCTCTACAACACCACACTTACCATCCTCTGCTTCACTCCATTCACCCCATTCACCAAGGCAATTAACAACCTCACAATTACTCAATTGTTCATAAAGAGAATTCTCCTCAACTGTGTGAGTGTTAGAAGATTTGTATGTTTCACAAAACTTTTTTAATTCTTCCGCTTTTGACATATCATTTCGTACTGCAGCTCTCGCCAAACCAGGAATATCAAAAGTGGATTTAGGTGTTTCTTCATCTTTTCCAAACACACCATATTGCCATAACAAAATTAATATAATTGCTATAACGACAAATACTATAGGAACCCACAAAGGAATTCCAAATTGATTTTTGAAATTATTAGATATTCCCATATTACAATACCGTGATATTTTTATTCTAAGGCGTTTGATATTTTTATTCTAAGACGTCTCAATTTTTCTTCAAATTCTCTCTTCTCACCTGGTGCCTCAATTGGCTTCCCTGTATTGAGAGCTTCAACCTCTGGACCAGTCAAAGTAATTGCATCCAATCTGAAATCTTTGAACGCCTCCATTGTTAGTGGAACAAGGGGTTCAATAAGTTTAAATATGGCATTCGCATATTCTCGAATTTCCCATTGTGCAGTTTCATGCATTCTCAATTGAAGGAAATGCATTAAATTATGGAGATCTATTTTCCAAACAATACTTGTATAAGTTGATTGGGGAAGAACACCTCTCGCTTGTTCTCTAGCAACACCATACCCTAATAGAGTATTATAAAGGTCAAAAGAACTTTTAATATGGGCACTCATTTGTTCTCTCATGGCGCTGGGAAGTTCTTCCAATACTCCATCTGAACATTGCTTGTTGACTTGAGATTGCCCGCGTAAAATGTCGGGTTCATATGCCTGTTCCTCCACGACGGAGTAGCGGGCGGAGAGCTCGTTGACGCTGGCTGTCCTATGCCTGAATAGTTGTCTTGCGATGTAGATTGGGAGTTTAATCTGAAACTTGAAGGAAACCATTTCCAACGGGGTGTTGTGCCAGTGCCTAATGAGATATCGGAGAAGCCCTCGGGTTCCTCTTGACGTCCTTGTTCCAGGTCCGTAGCTGACCCGGGCCGCGTCAACAATGGCCTCATCCAGGTTCTCCCTTGGCATGTAGTCAATGAGCCGCACATATCCGTGATCCAAGACTTTAATTTCTGGAAAATTGTGCTCATCTTCAGCCATAACTTCTGGTTTATTCTACACCTAATTCTTTAATTCTCTCAATCATATCAAGCTTATCCTTTTCATTGTATTTATTATATTTTGATAGATTGTCTTCAGCTAATAAAAATTGTGAATTTAGGTAATGCCAGCAATACTTATTGTCTTCGGGTAAATTCCACGCGCTACAAGGAATTATTTCATCTAAATGCACGTCATCTTGTTCCGTTCTTTTTCTCCCATATCTTTTTTCAAATGTGTTTTCTAAATATTCATACCATTCTTCAAGTGTAATTCCTAAATCTTCTTTAGCAGAAGAATTTTTAGATTTATTCTTAAGTGCATTGTTCCTCCTATGTCTTCTTAAATATATAATGTAGTTTTCAGGTTGACATATACTACATTCGTTTTTTATCTTATTATGTTGACATATTTGACTACCTCCACATTCTTTACATCGTGAGCGCAATCTTCCATGTAAACATATTTGACTACCTCCACATTCTTTACAATGTGATTTTTGTTTATTATGTTCACAAATTTCACTACCTCCACATTCTTTACATCGTGAGCGCAATCTTCCATGTAAACATATTTCACTACCTCCACATTCTTTACATCGTGAGCGTCTCCTTCCATGTAAACATATTTCACTACCTCCACATTCTTTACATCGTGAGCGACATCTTCCATGTTCACATATTTCACTACCTCCACATTCTTTACATTGTGAGCGTCTCCTTCCATGTAAACATATTTCACTACCAACTTTTATTCCTATTTTTTCACCCAATATTTTACATTGATTTGATTTACATATTCCTGGTGCTTTACCACAAGGACATCTTTTCCTTTTACCTTCTATTTGATAAAATCCATATGGAAACAATTTTATATTTAGTCCTTTATAAATCAATATAATTGACATGACTTAATTAAAGATGTTTTTAATTCTTTAAATTTAACAACCTAAGTTGTAGATGAATAAAATGTCAGTAAATAATTAAGATGTCCCTCGCTTGTATTTGCCAAGTTGGAACCATTGATGAACTTCGTTCCAAAACACCTGATATCATTGAAAAATTTAAAGATGTTGATTTTTCTAATATGTTGTATTGGTCTTCTAGGGATCAAAATTGTGAAAGAGGTTATAAAAAAACTAAATTATTGATTGATTGTGCTAAACAAAAAAAGTGTGATTTACATGTTTGTTGTAAAGGTTCTATGGAGGGTCTTATTCAATCACAAAATTGGGGAATTTTAAATGAAATTAGACCTTACATTGACATGAATGTATTCCATGATGAAGTAGATTTAACATATGATTTTGACACTTTCGATAAAACTAAAATTTTCTTATAAAGAATAGAGTTGTAACATGACTAAGATGATTGATTACCACCAAGACTTGTTAGACTTTTTCAATTTAAATAATATCCCCCGTCCAAATGTAGATACATTGAAAGGTCAAGCACTAGCCTTAATGTCCCAAACGGAATATAGAAATGGGGCGAAATTTGTTGACCGAGATATTGCCAGTGAATTTTTCAAAGGGGTGGGACTAAAAACGAGTGATTCCATTCAACCTTTTAACAAACCCCTAAAAAATCTAAAACTTGTTCACACAAAAAGAGGTTATTATTCACTTATGTATCCATTTGAAATTGACGCATTTCAGATTTATAAAAGAATTTCCGTGGATACAAATGTTCTAAAAAATGGAACGAAAGAAGAACAAGTTAAAATTGTAAAATCTTTTTGGAAAGAAAAAACAAAAAAATTATTTGAAGAAATTGATCTTTTATTACAACTAAAAAATAAAAAATGTTCTTCATTAATTTACGAAAAAATAAATGAAGCAAAATGGAATATAAAATACATTTTAGAACCAAATGTAGAAGAATGGCACATTGGTCACTTAGATGCATATAAGGGAAATGAACCAGAAAACTTAAGATATCAACCACCGATTCAAGCTCGTTTTAGAGATAAGTATATCTTCAATGATTTTTTTGAACGTTTAAAGAAATAGTTTGTAATAAAGTAAATGAGTATCGAACATATTAATTGTTTAGATGGAATGAAAAAAATTCCTGATAATAGTATCGATATGGTATGTACTGACCCACCATATTTTTTGGATGGATTGGGAAACGATTGGGATAAAAATAAATTAGACAAAAGAGGTTCTTCTTCAACTGTTACCAATTTACCCAAGGGTATGAAATTTGATCGTAACCAATCTAAAAAGTTCAAGGAATTTTATAATTTAATTTCGAAAGAAGTTTTTAGAATATTAAAACCTGGTGGTGCGTTCATATCTTTTAGTAGTCCAAGATTGTACCACGCTTTAGCAAGTTCTGTTGAAGACCAGGGTTTTGAAATTCGGGATATGTTAGGATGGGTATATACACAGTCACAAGTAAAAGCATTCAAACAAGATCATATTATTAAAAATGATAAAACAAGAACAGACGAACAAAAAAAAGAATTAATTGAAAAATGTTCTAATTGGAGAACACCCATGTTAAAACCTTCAATAGAACCAATGTGTTTAGCAGTAAAACCTATTGAAGGAAGATATATAGATAATTTTGAAAAATATGGAACAGGGTTATTAAATTGTTCGGAAGAAACATTAGTAGATGGAAAATTTCCATCAAATATAATGACAACCCAAGAAGGTGTATTGGACACAACTGTATTTATGGTAAAGAAACCAAATAAAAAAGAGAAAGGTAAAACAAACACACATCTTTCAGTAAAGCCAGTTGATCTTATACAACATCTCGTTCAATTGTTTACAAGAGAAGGTGCTACAGTTTTAGATCCATTCATGGGAAGTGGGACAACTGCCATCGCGTGCGTTAGATCAAATAGACAATATTTGGGTTTTGAAATTAACGAGGAATATGTAAAAATTTCTAAGAAAAGATTAAAAGATGACAGATTGGAATGAAAGTACAGTTTTGGGATATGATAAAGTTGCTTATAATAGATTTTGTGTAGGATGTTTGTTTACAAGCACAATGGCGACAATAGCTGGTGCTATTTTTTATACAATAAAGATTACACCATAATTGTAATTAAAAATGATGAACTTTTGGGGAGACTGGGAACCATTAACTAAAATTGAAAAGGGTATAATTGTTACATTTATTAGCGCTCTACTTATAATGAAATATAAATCTGCTATATAAGTCACTGATTTGGTTTCCTTCTAGGGAAGACCACTCTTCTAATCTAAATCCCGACTTTTCTAATTCAGTCCACAATAAGTCTTTGTGTGCTATAGGTTCAGACTTTGCACCATCCTTGTAATAAGGTGTATCAATGAGATTCACAAATAACTTTTCTCCGAAACCTCCATAACTTGAACCTTTTGTAATAAAAAAATTACCCATATCATCTTGTAAAGGTGTCTTCATAATAATTTTCTCTGAATCTGGAATAATTCCAATTAACAACCCACCCGGTTTCATTCTTTTTTTGATTTCCCTAATGGACTTGAAAAAAAGATCTGCACTTTGGAAGATGTAATGTAAAGAAAAATTAAAACAAATTATATCATATTTTCTGTTTGGACAATTAAATATGTCACCCTCATAGAAATTTACTCTCATCTTCATATTCCTAGCTCTTGATTTTGCTTCCACGAGGGCATCACTTGAGGGGTCGCACATGTTTATATTTACCCCACACTTGTGCCATTTTTGTAAATCACCACCAAAACCACATCCCACATCTAAAATGTGCTGACCTTCTCGTGCCACATTTTGGATGAGTAATCTCTTGGCCTCGTTATGATGCTTTCTGATTTCTTCCATTTATTTAATATTATCCAATAGCTTTAATTAGTTGTTCCACCGAGGAATAATATTTTTTTAAATCCCTCAAAAATCTTTTGTTTGACAAACACTTGTCTTTTCCGTCGTTCTTTATGAGCCAGGCTAAATTTGAACGAGAATATTTTGATTCCTTTTGGTGTTGATTTGGTTTCCTCGCAGAAACTTTCTTGACTTGGGTTGCCTTTTCTACTTTTTTGTCTTTTGAGGGGAGGAAACTTAATGTTTGCATGACAACATCTGCCAAATCATCTTTCTTTTTATGACTTTTAAAAAAGTCTACGAGATGACTATTAATGTCATTACTTTCTAAAAATTGTTGACATCTTTCTATGGCAGCTTTCTTTCTTCTATTGTATTGTGTCTTTCCACCGCCAACAATATCTGGAATTTTAAATTTTGCGTCGTAAATAATAACTTCTGCTTCGGGGCATTTACACAAAAAGTATGTATGAAGCATGTGTTCCACAGATTTCATTTTTTTATTTTTACCTGGCTGTTTCTCAATCAATATAATATTTGATTTTAGAATCCAAGGTAATCCATCTAAATATCCAACCATATTCTTGAAAAGTCCAATATCTGATTCCATGGGAACACCCCCTACGGACCATTCAACAATCTTGTTTTTCTTTTCCTCCTCCATGAGGACCATAGCCAAATTAACGATGCCGACATCTATGGACAGTATCATATATAATTAAAGAATTTTAAGTCTTTAATACATTAATTAGACAACGAATTTAAAATTGCTGTATTTCTTTGTTTATTCAATAAAATTCTCGATAAATTTCCTTGAGAGTGTCTTTTTTGTGTCCAGAAATATAACCAAACAAAAAATAGACCACCTAAAACACCCAAAACAATGTTAATAATTTTATTATTTTTTTTATCTTTCTTTTCAGACATTTATATAAACAAATATAAATTATCTAGAAGCGGCGGCAGCCTTCATTCCTTCCTGACCACCTGGGGACAATGCAACTCTCATTATAACAATAAATAGAATACATAATGCGATGCTCAAACCAATCCAGACCCACTTAGCGCTACCCCCGAATGCTCTTTGGAACATTCCACCAAATGATTCAAAAACTCCTGAGTCTTCTTGTTCACCCTCAATGTCTAATTTATTAATAACTTCATTAAGTGTCGCATCATTGACGAATGCATCAAGTAAGCTTTCCATGACAGCATTGGAAATTGTAGATGCTACGATATCTTGTTTGATATCAATTGGTGCGTTGCAATTTACAACTTTAATTTTACCTTTCGCAACTTTAATAGAAGCCGCACTTACTTGTTGGAGATTTTCCATTTTAAATGTTCTTTCAACAATATTTGTAATAGACTTGTTCAATTCGGCTTGGAAGTCCTGTTTAGCACCTGGTTTTAAACTTAAGTAACCAGATGTACTCTTGAGGGTATCATCAGCTGAATTAGTAATATCATTTGTTACATCTGTAGTCATTGTTGCGATATTTTCAACAACTTGGGTAGCATCAGAAACTGTTTCCGCTGTAATGCTTTGGGCTACATTAAGGGGGCAACCTGGGTTCATATTTTCAATTTCAATGTCTAAACTGGCAACTGCGCCACTTGTAGCATTAACTTTTTGTGAATTTTTTGAACTTGATTCAAATACATTTTTACTTACAGCATCTAAATTGAAAACTTTCTTTACTGCTTGCTTTGCGTCACAACCTGTGCCGAGTAATCCAAGGGCACACCAACCCATTTTTGGTATATGATGAACTGAGAAAAAAAAGTAGATTGCAATTGTCCAGTTGATTACACATATCCAGGGAGACTTACTACTAGATAAAAAATCTCCGCTGAATACAAATGAGTAAAACTGTATTTAATTGGAGAACCCTCCTTCTAGCTTTTATTGTTCTTGCTGTTATGAATATGTTTTTGAAATCCTGTAAGAAGAGTTACTTGGAAGGTGACGCCGCCCCAGCTCCCTCTATTGATGCAACCAAAAAAGAATTAGAGAAATATTTGTTTGAAAAGAAGGAACATATTTCAAAACTCCGATCAAATATATTGGGTCGTTTCAAAGTTATTACCCCAGACCAAGCTACATTAAAAAAAGTTGAAGAACACATAACAAGAAATGATTATGATGGACTTGTCATGATATTAAATTCTTTGTAATAATTAAGAATGGTCAACAAGACTGTGACACAGGAAGAATCAGGTCAGTACTTTCGTAGTAAAACTAAGAAAAAACAGACATGTTCCGCTGTAATAGGTGACTGTGTAAGGAATACAGTTTCTTCTAAGGGTCGCTCAGACTGTGCTACTAAATGTATCAATAATACTGAAGAAGTTCGTAAAGCTTTGGGTGGAAGACGATGCTTGGCTTATAATTTTTCATACAAAGATAGAGCTCACGACAATTCTTGGGAAAATCCTCGAGAAGACAATTCTGCTTTCTGTGAAGTGAGTAGCCGAGCTTATTGGTCTGGTCAATGGCATGGGAGTGGTATAGGGAGTAAAAGACGCTACACCGCTCGTATTAAGGATGATAGACCAAATCGTCCAGCCCCCGAGGATAAACGAAAAGGATGCTACGCAGAAGTTTATGAAGAAAGAAACCAGGAACACTGGAATCATACTGCATCAGAGGGCAAAGATTATGATTTTGAAGATTGGAACAAAAATAGGAGTAAATCAGTATCTGTGAAGGGGTGTGTTGGAAATGCCGCGGTTTCTTTTTGGGATGAAGGTGGTAATCGTGCATTCTTGACAAGTGATGGAGATTTAAATCATTTGGGTTTAAATGCTGCAGAAAATAAAATTGCAAAAGTTAAATTTCATGAAATTAAAAAACATGATCCCGATACAGAACTTAGGGAAGATATTACTATATTTGGATTGACCGATAGTAATAATTTTGATAATCCAGATAGTGGTGTAATTATTGATAAATCACGAAGAGATAAAATACCACTCTCCAAAAAGTTAGATGATACAATATTGAAAGGGGATCCATGTCCAGGTGGTGAAATGTATTGGAAAGATGCGAATACTGTTCGTTGTATTTACAAAAAAGCTGATTTTGATTCTAAAGCGACTGAGTTGGATACAATTACTTCAAATGAAGACAGAGACCCACGAAAGTATATGTATGAAAAATTAGTAGATACATATTGCGAAGACACCGATAATTTTTATAAAGTTATTGGCAAAGATAATAAAAAATGTTCTCAGCGTGGTGAAGCAAAGGAACAGGCATACAAGTATTGCAGTGAAGATATTGAAAGAATGGGAAATGATAAAAAAACATGTAATTTAGATGTGTTGGGTCAGGCTAATTTTGATGATTTGGGGACAATGTATTGTGAAAAACACCCCGAAGACAACTTCTGTAATTGCTATAACACTTTGACACCAGATCTTTGTGATAATAATCCAGATGCTGCGGGATGCAAAGAATCTCTTGATAAAATTGAAGGAATGAAAGATTTAGTTGGGGAAAGAGCATACAATTTATTTAAACAACAAAAACAATGTTTTGTTTGCCCCTCAAGTGAATTTATTCCTGAAAATGCGTTAGAAGGATGTTCTAGAAATATTCAAATTTGTGGTGTTCCAATTACTGTTGGCCAAGCCACTGGAACTAGCATTCAAACAAGTTGTAATTTTGAAGATACTCCATCAACTGATACTGATGCTGATACAGGATCTGACGCTGGTAGTGCTGGTACTCCCTCCTCATCAAGTCCCTCATCAACTCCTTCACCAACCCCAAGTGGTACCGGAGCCGGGGGGGACGACGAAGACGAAGACGAAGACGAAGACGAAGGTCTTAGCATGCAAGCGAAGATTGGTATTGGTTTGGGAGTTCTCATTTTTGTAATTTTAATTATTTTCGCCTTAATGATGACAAGGTAGACTTAAAGATGTTTAACTAATTAAAAATAACATGGAAGGTGTGTGTTGTTGGTGGTGTTGTCATCAATATGAAAGTGAGACTTTAAAGCTTCCTTACCATTATGATTATTTACGGAATAAATATGTCACCGAAGGTTCGTTTTGTTCGTGGAGTTGTATGAAATCATATGCCATAAACAAATACGGAGTAAATAAAGGTGGCATTATTTGTGGGAACATAATTACAATGCGTAAGAAAATGTATAATATAATAGGTTCTGTCAGAATGGCACCAAATAGGTATATGTTAAAAATGTTTGGTGGTCCAATGACAATAGAAGAGTTTAGGGAAAATACACAAATTGATAAAGCTAAACCTAAACAACTAGAAACTATAGAAAAGGTAGATAGATTAATTCCTATTATTTCAAACACAAAGAATAAGATGTCTGAAATAAAGAATGCGGCGGGAACAAATGATACCCTCAAACTCAAGAGAAATAAACCATTGAAGAGGGATCAAAATGACTTAGGAGCTGCATTGGGATTGATCGTCAAGCCCAAAACCTAGTAAACGAACTTGTTTACTTGTAGGCCTAGAAATAGGTGTATTGCCTTTATCGCTATACACCCATTTCTCTCCGTCATGTGCCATCCAACTTACTTGGTATTTTTCAATTTGTCTTCGACATAAAACGCAAGGAATAGATGTTCCAATCGAACCATCAGATCTCCTACGAATTATAACCATTCTCCCGTGTTTTCTTTTTAACCATTTTGAAAAATTATTATTTGGAGAGTTCTTCTTCCGAAACTCGTGATACAACCTGTTAAGTAATCGCCTTTCTGCACAACAGTGGCAAGTGCTTGTAATCGCATCACGAGTGGGACCCTTTCAACGGCGGCTGCGATTTGTACATGAAACTTTGAACGGTGCAATAACCCATTTTGGTGATTATACTTTTACATGGAACTATTTTTTTAAATGACAATTTGCACATGAAACATCATCGTGAACATAAGCACAAACAAGACACTCGTTATATAAAGTTTTATTGACAACTTTGTGGGGCTGATGAAGTTGCTTAACATTGTAAATACCGTGCTTAGCCATGTACTTCAAACTTGGAAACTTCATATGAATAATATATGTCTCCAATGTTTATACCTTTCCACAGCACAAAAGTCCTTTTAATTTCTTGCTCGCGTTTAATGTCAACATAAGGCTGTCAACAAGGTTTGGAACGAGGGACAATAACAATATCTCCATATCACTGTCTTGTTCTTCGTTGCCGTCAATATTTTTAATGAGTTTAGTCAAGATGGAAAGAATTATCTCTTTTCGTTCGTCCTCAGTTAATTTCTTGTACTTGTTTACTTCTGTGAAAAGCATCATCACGTAAGTGCACATGTTTCCCTTGTTAATACCCTCTGTCTCAATCTTATCTTTGAGACCCTCATAAACAGCCATAATGCTCTTTGTATCCAGTTTGTCCGCGTGCTGAAGCAAAAGTCCCTTCATTCTATAAATATAATATCAGGATATATAAAAATGAAAGGAGAACAAACGCTATTTCTCATTGCATTTTTCCTTGGTTCATTGAAACTTGTTGATTACTATAAACAGGTATTAGACACCAGGGATGTCTCAGATGTATCAATTAGTTATACAGTATTAGGTATAATATCAAGTATTATATGGTTATTTTTCTCAATGGAACGAGGTGCAAATATTGTTGCAGCGGGAACTTCACTTATAATCGCACTAGAGATGTATATACTTTATATACTACTCGAGCGAGAAATCAAACTCGGTCAGTTGAAACCTAAAAAGGCCGATGAAGAGGTGGATGAAGATTTGCAAACGCCTATTTAGGCATTAAAATTTTTTGGTGTTCCACCTTTACGATACATGGCTAAAGAAATAAGGAAAAGAAGAACAAAAGCACCGAGGAATAAAAGAGCCTCTTTGGTTTTTTCTTCTTCAGATTCACAATCCTTTAGGGTCTTCCAATACATACCAGCGCCAATGGAACCAATAATAGAAAGAAGAGCCATGAAGATTGGACCATTAGGGTTCATAAACCTCAATATAAGAATTGTAGTCGCCATTGTGGCAGCAATAATAAGGGAGACACCCCAGAAACGCTTAAAGTGTTCATCTTGGGGTGTACCCTCGTCACATTGTGAATGTTCGGCAATAGCCTTCAAATTCATGTATCCATAGGCCACGGCTGTAAGAGCTACAAGGGTCACACTAAGTAGATGCATCTCCATACCATCACTCATGGTTAATGTTTAATGTACCCAAATATTTTAATTATCAATCATGTCCTTGATTAAACTTTCAATATCATGCTTGGGGTTCCAACCAATGTTTTGCACTTTGGTTGAATCACCCACCAATAAATCAACTTCACATGGTCTGTAGAATTTCTTTGAAACTCTTACAATAACTTTACCATCACAAGTTCCAACTTCATTCTCAGCCTCACCAGACCAAGTAATTTCCTTGTTCATTTGCTTACAACACATATTCACAAATTCCCTGACAGAATATGTTTTACCAGTGGCAACAACATAATCATCTGGGTTTTCTTGTTGAAGCATCATCCACATGGCCTCAATATAATCTTGGGCGTGACCCCAATCTCTCTTGGCATCCATGTTTCCAAGTTCAAGGTATTCCTGTTCTCCCGCAAAAATATTCTTCAACGCCGTAACAATCTTCTTTGTCACAAAATCAATACCACGACGAGGAGATTCGTGGTTGAAAAGAATACCCGCAGAAGCGTGAATACCATAGGATTCACGGTAGTTCTTCACCAACCAATGAGCAGCCATCTTAGAAACACCATACACGGAGCGGGGGTAGAATGGAGTTGTTTCCTTTTGTGGGATTTCCTGAACCTTACCAAACATCTCAGATGTAGAAGCTTGATACACACGGAATTTCTCTGGGTGCTTGTTTTGTCTCACAGTTTCAAGAATGTTTAGAATACCCAAAGTATTAGCTTCAAATGTATATTTGGGGCAATTGAAAGAAACACCAACATGACTTTGAGCCGCCAAGTTGTAAATCTCAACTCGGTCGTAGTCTTCACAATCTTGAATCATTTTATGAATAATTGGTTGGTCCAATATATCACCCTCGTAAATTTGAACTTCGTCAGGATTAACCTTTAGATTACTACTACTCAATGGGTAGGTACAACGACGAATGAGACATTTTACATCATATCCCTTTTCCAATAAAAATTCACATAAATATGAACCATCTTGCCCAGTTGGTCCAGTAACAATAGCAGCTTTATTCACCATATTAAAGAATATAGGTCTTTATTCTTTAATATGCTCGTTGAAATATCTAAAGGGGAACTCATCGACAAAATAACAATCCTTGAGTTGAAATTGGATTACATCAAAGATGAAGCTCGCCTAGCAAATGTTAAGAAAGAATATGAAATCCTAAAAGAATTAGATTTCGAAACACCACACAGAAATGAACTCAAACAAGTAAATTCTATTTTGTGGTATGTTGAAGACAGGTTGAGAATTTTAGAAAAGGAAAAAAGGTTCAACGAAGAATTTATCACAAAGGCGAGAATGGTTTATTTTTTCAATGATGAGAGAGCTGTTATTAAAAAGAAAATCAATTTAGAAGCGGGTTCAAACATTATTGAGGAAAAGAGTTATTAGATAAAAGTCCAAAGATCAGCGGTGCATAAAGTTTTTGTATTCTTTTCGGGGAAGTAGTCATGAGCACCAATATTCAAATGAAAAAAATTATTTGATTTGTTCCCAATTTCCATAATCTCAACTAACCAATTATAACTTGAATTCATCATATGCCTTTCCTTTGCATTTTCAATTATTGTCAAGTAATCGAAAATGTTAAAATCATCGTATTCATATGTTCCATCTGGTAAAGCCTTTGAAACAATAGGTCTATAAATTTCCTTTTCGGAACCACGAATTTTTATCTCTCTCCCTCTTTGTTTATCATCATGAACAAAAATATAAGGTTGTTCAGGTGGTAATAGTTCCCTAGATTTATCCCTAACAATCTTAAACTTTTTATACATTGTATTGGGATTCAAACCAGCTTGAATATACATCATGGCAACCCAATTAATATATTCAGAATATCTACCAATAACCAAATCTGAAAAAAGTTGATGAGGGGTTCCGTGAACTCCAAGCTTCAAAACACGACCTTTAGCAAATTGCATCATATCAGCCGTATGGCACGGCCCATTGACAGGAACCACAACGACTTTAGTTCCAAGGTCTCTATACATAAATCGGACACTGGGGACATGCGACTTCTTAGCATAAATTTGAACACAATCTTCAATCTCTGCGAAATGGCGAACAAGTCCATTGATGACTATTTGATCGCCAAGGCCAAGGTGATTGAGGATTGTCAGCATGATTTGACAATTATTAAAATAAGATTGACTTAGGTCTTTAATTTTTATTATTTTTTATAGTTCTCATTATTTTATGTCTAAGACGACTTACTAAACCCTTGTATTCTTTCTTTTTTGACATTGGAATAGAATCTTTTATTCTTTCAAGACGATTTTTTAATTTCTTTAAATTATTTATATTTGAATCCTTAAATCTTTCGCCATCAAGGGTTTTAATAATATTTTCAAACTCTCTCTTATCTCGTATATTTGTAAAATTATTATTGTATATAACCCTGTTTCTATTAAATCCTGTTGTCCATCTTTCTATCACTCCAATTAAAGATTTTTTTAATCTTTTATATTCGGGTGTACTGTGATATGAGGAACTTGTGGCCTTATAGATTTCCATTCTTATCCGCAAAGACATTATATCCTGTACATATTTTCGTATATTTATATCATTTTTACTTCTATAAGAACGTATAAAATCAGATTTCATTAATTTAAACATTTTTTTTGTTTCGTTTAAAAAGTTTTCTTGATTTCTTATCTTTTCTGATGTAACATCATTGTTCTTACTCATCTTATAATAAAGTTATATTTTATTATTCGTCTACAAAAGTCCATACCTCATCTGAAAATACTTGTTTGACAATACTTGGTTTATAATATTTATGAGCCACAGTTGTGTGGAAAAAGTTTGTTT